TGTTCCTTAACAAGGAATGGTCTGTACTTCAGTTTCTTTTTTGTAGAAGGCACCGTCAACGTATACGTTGGCGTAACAATTTCAGGTAATGGCATAATTTATCCAGTAATTAAATGACTATATTCATAGTAGAGACCAACAGTAACTTTTACAAGTTGTGCAGGTCCAGCTGAGTAGGGGATAGATGATACAGTGTATGGATATGCCTTAGTCAGTTTGACTTGGAATCCTATTCGATAGTCTTCCTGATCTTTTGGATCTTCAGCTTTCTCTACACCATGCTTTTCCATCTTATTGATAACTAGATCACATGTATAGTAATCATAGTATCTCTGTGCGTATGCTTTATGTAGCGAGTTAGTCATAGTATGATCGCCAGCATACATGTCTCTAGGTTTTTCAATACCACCTATAATATAGTCTTGCCAAGTCCTAAAGAACTTGTATGGTATTGAATCGGCATCACAATAAAAACTAACATCTAGTTCATTGAATACCTTAGATGAAGCCACCTTCTGTATAATACCCTTATGGGCCATCTTATAATCAGAAGCTGACATGGTAACACCAGGAACTTGTATCTCATTACATAGCATATTCAACTGGAAGTTTTGGGTTTGATCCCATCCTATACCTTCATTGAAATTTCTATCAAAATGATCTCGCAATGAATATCCCTGCCCTACAGCTGGTAAACTAGGAGCAGCAATAAAAAATGAATATAAATTAGATGCTGAGATTCCACCAGACCTTCCTAGGACTGCCCGCTTAAAATTCTCAATAGTTTGAGCTTGTGGCATAAATATAGAATATGGTGTGACCATATCTATTTATCATGGCATACAAAGGAAAATATCGAGTAAAAAACTATAGAAAATATAAAGGTGACCCCACCTCTGTAGTATTTCGTTCCCTTTGGGAGAAAAAGTTTATGGAATACTGTGATAAGAACCCTAATGTAATTGAATGGTCAAGCGAAGAAACAATAGTACCATACAAGGATCCAGTTCAAAAGAAATGGAGAAGGTATTTCCCAGACTTCTATATGAAGGTCAAAGAAACCAATGGTAAAATTCAATCATACCTCGTAGAGGTTAAACCTCTTAAGCAAACTAAAATGCCTAAGAAACCTCTACAAAGAAATAATAGAAAGAGGTATCTTGCGGAGGTTATGACTTATGCCACAAACACAGCAAAGTGGAAAGCAGCAGAGCGATACTGCAGGGAAAGGCTTTGGAGATTCAAGCTTATCACCGAGCTCGAACTCGAAGTTTAGCCAATATGTAGCATCAATTAAAGGTAAGAAGTTATCTGTTAGCACAATGAGAGAACAGATAATGAATACCTTGTTTGATGGTGCAACAGATAATCCTGATACAGGTAAATGGTATATCTTTCAATATGATCCAAAATTTAGATCTCAACTTAAAGAATGGGATGAATATCCCCTGATTCACGTGATGGAAATTAAGAAGGGGAACATACTTGGTGCTAATATACATTACATGAACGTAAGAGCTAGGCTATCTGCTATAAATAACAACAGATTTCCTGCTAAAACTCTACATTATTATATACCAAGACGTGCAGATAGTATCTTCTTTGAAGTAGATGATCTAGACGTTCCCGTGATGAGTCAGTGCCCCATAGAAAAATTCCATCGCAATAGATAATGTCAACTGAAACATTAGAAGAAAAGAAGCAAAGTCTGTCGTATCCCAGAGGGATTGACCAGGTACCTTATGCTTCTTTCATGAAGATAGAAAGATATGAATACCAAGAAGGTTTAGCGAAAGTTGCTGCCAACCAGAATGATGCACTAGGTTCATTCGCACGTAGTGGTACAATGAAGACACTGGTTAATGGTGTAACTGGTGCCATGTCAGGTGTATATGGTGGTGCTGGTACTGGTGGAGATGCAGATAGAAGAATGAATGTAATAGCAGATGATATAGCAAGAGACGGTGTAAGTACAACAAAAAAGAAATGGGACTTCTTAGGATGGGCTGGAACTGGAAAACCAAAGACTGAAGTTCCTGGTGGAGATAATGAGATAACATTACCAAGTGGAGAGAAAACAACTTGGAATAAATTAAAGCAAGGTAAGGATGAACTAATGGAGAGAAGACGTAAAGGTCTTCAAGCATCCGAACTTAACGTAGCATTACCAGAAGAATTTCAATACAAATATAGTGCTGACTGGGGTAACGAATTTAAAATGGGTACCATGGCACTCATGGCAGACAATGCTGCTAAGTTTGCTGCCTTAGGATTAGCAGGTGCTGGTGCTGGTGCATTGATTACTAATACATTAGGTAGATTAAAATCAGCATCAGGTGTAGTTGGTAAAATTCCTGGTATGCCAGGACCTGATGAATATGCTGCTAGTATGGCAAAGGGTGCAAGTCTGGCAACCAATCCATTTAGTGTCAACAGTGAAATGAGTATGAAAAATATTGTTGGACTAGGTGGTATGGCTCCTAATGAAAATGCCATCCAGATGTTCCAAAAAATGAACATGAGATCATTTAGTCTCAGTTTTACATTTGCTGCTAGAAATTCTGGTGAATCAGAAGATATACAAACAATTATAGAATGGTTCAAACGTGGTATGCACCCTAACTCAAAGAATGGTAAAGGATCTTCTGCTATGTTAACCTTCCCAGATGTATGGGTACTAAAACCTATGTTCGTTAAGGTAGATGAGACTATGGATAATGATGGTAAGCAGTCGTTAAAAATTACTGATGAACCAATCCAACATCCCATGATGCCTAAGACTAAGTTATGTGCGTTAACAAATCTAAGTGTTAACACAGCTCCAGGTAGCATGATTAATACTATCTTTGATGGTAGTATTCCATTACTTACTGTATCACTTGACTTCAGCGAGACAACTGCTCTCACAAGAATGGATATGGAAGGATCCAGAACAAGAAGTAATAATAAAGTTGATAAAGGATTCGTCGCATCCTCTGAAATGGCAAATCATCCAACTATCGGTTTCTAATGTTAGCTGCACTACCAGATCTATTATACAACTTTGGAGCATCAGCAGTTGATCCAAAGTTCCTAGTCTCTAAAAATATATGGAGACGTGCTGAGATACTACGTGAGTATAAGTCATCACTTGCTATGTTTGATGAGTATATTGTCCAGAATGGTGAGAAACCAGAGGATATTGCTCTAAAATTCTATGAGAACCCATTTTACAACTGGACGTTGTTGGTTTTAAATGATATTATTAACTTCCATGAGCAATGGCCTAGATCAACTAGGCAACTACAAGAGTACTGTGCTGCTAAGTATGACAATCCTGAGGCGGGTAAAGACTATATTACTACTGAAGTGAAGAAAGGTACTAATATTATTGTACCTGCAGGTAAGGTTGTACCATCTACTTTCCAGATTACATACTATGATGGATCCACAACTGTAACTGCTAACCCAGTAGCATCACGTTCATTCTATCAGTTTGAAGAAGAAGTTAATGCAAAGAAGGAACGTATACAGTTAGTCAAACCAGAATTTATTGAGGACTTTGTTGAAGCATACCTCATACGAATACAGAAGGCAGGTATGTTTGATATAGGAATAACAGCAGATTCACTCAGCATGTCATAAAAAAAGACCCCTCTAGAGGGGTCTCTTAGTTTATATACTAGACTTAATCTTCGTTTGCTAGTTTAGCGAAGTAAGATAATGTATCGTCTCCACTCGCAACCTTGACTGGTTCATCAGTGGTGCGACGTGCAGTAGGAATTTCAACTTCCTCATCGACTGTCTCAGGATCAGGTTTGTATGATGCCTTAAGAGTTCTATCAAGACGTTCCTTGAGTTCCTCATAAGACTTAAACTGATCATCAGCAGTATATGCTGCTAGACTGTGCTCTTGCTTCCAGACACCCTCTAACTCTTTGTCAGAGAAACCACCTAGAGTAGATGCAGTATCGAATTCAGACTTATCATAATTCCAAAAACCTGCTACCTTAGTGATCTTGAGTTTGAAGTCAGCACCCTTCCATAGATCGAAAGGATTTACTGGTGTCTCATCCTCAAATGCAGGTTGCATTGATTCCATCACCTTATCAAAGATCTTCTTACCATAACGGTATAAGAAGACTTTACCCTCATTCTCAGGGTTTGCACTATCCTTAACAACGTAGATGTTGCTGTAATAGTTTAACTTACGCT